AATGCCGCCGTATGCAGCTCTCAGTGGCTTGCAGAGCGAGGCTGATGTGTCGTTCCTTGATCCATTTTTATTGGGTGGGCGGAGACTGGTCAGGGAATTGATAAGCCCGCAAAGATGAATAGCCCCCCGGACGCTACTGCCCTCCCCCCAGTAGTGCGTAGAAGACGGATAATCGAGAAGTTACGGAAGGGATTTACCCAGCAGGAATGGCAACTGATTGGGTACACGGGGAGCTTTGAAAAGGCGATCATACCGCTGGTGCGCTATCTGCAAAGACGAGGAGTAAAGGTAGATTGAAAGAAAAAGTATATGTAGGCGGATTGCGGTTTCTGTTGCTGCCGATAATCGGGACACCATCGAACATCGTTAAAGATGGCGCGTACCAGTTCATGCTGCGTATTGGCAGGGGGCTGGTTAAAAAAGGACACTACTGTTACATGATGGTTCCGCGTGGAACTGCCGTAGACATTGAGCGCGAGGCTGGGATATTCACGATAGAAGGAGATGTCGAAGTTCGGATGTTCGACCATGTACTATCGACGCTGGATATGTCGGCTGTGATGAGGCTGTTTTCTCCTCAGTTGGGAAAGTACCCGATAGACGCTGCCGTGGTTATGTCTGGGGAACACGCAGTTCACCTCACCTCATGCTTCAGTCGAATAGCGTACAAGAAGCAGTTGCCCGTTGTGCTCATCGAAACGTGGGTTGACTGGGTTGAATCGAATTCCAGTTATCTGAAAGACCCAGATAGGCACATGCTCAACTGCTTGGGCTATGCATTGTCACGAACAGTCTTCCTGACGCCGAGAGAATTACGTATGGCTGAGGACAAGTCACGATATTACGGGCTGTCCGAGGCGCAGATTGTCAGGATGAAGAAGCAATGTGTGATACTGCCAGTATCGATAGAAATGGACGTTCTGAACAGTTACAAGAAAAAGTACAAGAAGTCCAAGAAAAAGCGGATGTGTCTGTTCGCGGGCCGGACTAACGCAGGCAAGAGGCCGGAGAAGATTCTGAAAATATTCAATGAACTGTATAAGCAGGGCGAGAATATCGAGGTCAAGTATCTGACTCAATCGCATGGCATGTCAGCTTCCGCCTATGTTTACAACAATGGTGTGTTCGATGAGAAGGATTATATCGAGCCAGAATACGGAGCGGGTGTTGATCGATTCTATGAGGAAGCAGCCAAAGGCCACCTGTATATGGTCTGGTCAACGTCTGAGGGCTATCCAGTCGCAGTGACTGAAGCGTACCTGCTGGGCATGGCTGTACTGATCCATGATGAGGAATGGAGCCGGGAAGTGTTTCACTACGTCAAGGACGAGCGGTTTTGGTTCACGACTGATACTGATGGGATTGAAAAGGCCAGATGGATAACGAATAATTTTGCGGAAGCCATTGTCGCGATCAAGCCAGTAATCAAGTACTTGCTGAAAGAGCAGGATAGTAAGACAATCTCCGACTTTGTTGAGGAAGTAGGTCGGGATTGGGTCAGTGGCGGGATCGGGAAAAAGCATTTCAGGTTCTACGGATTCCGTGAGCTAATGGATGATGTGGTTCCGTATGTTGCTGAGGATGGGGAATTTGTGCTGGAAGATTTGCTGGTAGAGATCGGCATAAGGGCTGGCAAGTGGCATAACGATCCATTGCTCAGGGCTTCAGGCAGGAAGTTTCCGACGAATAGCGATCTGCACAATTTGATGAGAAGTGGGTACGGGGTAGCAGACCTGTGTGATAAACGAAAACCAAGGTACAGACTGAATGATTAAGTTAATCGAAACGGTGGATATCAATCTGTTAGAGCCGAATGACTACAACCCGAATGAAATGCAGGACTCGTTATTCAATGAGCTGGTTGCGGATATTCAGGAAGAGGAGGTTATGGATCAGCCAATTGTTGTGACGGTTCATCCTGATGACAAGGATAAGTACCTGATAGTAGACGGGGAACATCGATGGCGGGCGGCTGTAGCGGCAGGGAATACTGATATACCGATATCGATAAAGCCGTGGGATGAATCGCAACGAATGATTCATACGATGCGCCGGAATCTCCTCAGAGGCGAGACAAATCCGAAAAAGTTCACGGAAATGGTTGGACGTTTGATGGAGAAGGAGAACCTGTCACTGGTAGAGGCCCGCAAGCGTATGGGCATTTACAACGATAAGACTTTCGCAAAGATGTACTTGAAAAAGTCTGCGGATAGCAAGAAGAAGGCCACCGAATTGATTCAGGACGCTGAGCAGGGCATGAATATGACAGCATTGACTGCGAATCTGTCACAAGTAGTGCGGGATTTGATGATTAATCATGGGGATACGCTGGCTCAGGGCTTCCTGTATTTCATGTTCAAGGGCAAACCGATATTGATGGTAAGCATGGATAATGACTTGCAGAAATCAGTTGCCGAGTTAGTTTCGGTTGCCAAGGAGGACGAAATAAGCGATGCTGAAATGAGTATGTTGATGCGTCAGGCTGTGGACAAGGTTATAGATAGCGTATGAGTGTAACGATCAAAAAGAAAAAGCCGCCAACGAAGAGTGAGGCGGATAAGCACCTGAAGGCTAAGTTGTCGCCCCCAGAGGGAGCTATTGACTTCGTTAAGGGTGCCCCGAACAAAGAAGAAAAGCTCATAGCCGCCGAAGCTAAGATTGAGCAAATGGAGCAGGATGGCGAGATAAATAAACAGGAACTGATGTTGCTTGAGCCCGATGCTCGCAGGGTCAAGATGTGGGAGATGAAGCTGAAGGGTTATCCGGTTGAGGTAATTCTTGAAGTGTATGGGGTTTCGAGGGCCACGTATTTCCGTGATATGACTCTGGTTGATGAGCGTCTGGCTTATGAACTGAACAGGGCCGGGCCTTTGGGTGTGGTAGCCAGAGCGTACAGTTTTTTCCAGCATATTCGCGATGAGGTGATGTTCACGTATGAAGGGCTGGATGCGAAATCATCGCTGAAGGACAAAGTAGACCTGCTGCGGCTGGCTAAGGACGTTGAGGACAGCAGGACAAAGATGTTGCTGGCAGTTGGGGCAATCCCGATGTCGAGGAAAGGCAATGTAGCCGATGAGATGCAGGCACCTGAAGATGTGGACTTTACCCCGGCAGATGCGCGGAAAATATTCAGCAAAATGATAGAGCTTGAGGCAAGCGTAGCAAGCGGGAACAAGTAATGGAGTTTGCTTCCCTGCCTAAGCATCAGCAGGAACTGATCGAATCCGAAGTATCGCCCGCTCACCTGAAAACATTCATGGAAATGTTGGGAGAGGTGGCTGAAACTGGCGAGACCAAGATAGACGACACGTATGCTCGGGTGCCTGTGGATGTCAGGACTTTCATGGAAGATGAGGAGTACATGAACAAGAGGGATGAAATCTACCCGAAAGTCATGGATGAGCTGATAGAACTGAATTCAGGTAAGTACTCAGAATCAGTCATTACAGGGTCTATAGGCTCCGCTAAGACAACTTTGGCCCTACTGACACAAGCTTACCAATTATACCTGTTGTCCTGTCTGAAGAACCCTCACGAAGTCTTTGGGCTAGATCGGGCATCAGAGATACTGATCGTGTTCCAGAATCTCAATGAACGGCTTGCAAAGACCGTAGATTACGCTCGTTTCAAGGCTATGATTGAGGATTGCCATTATTTCAAGACCAAGTTCCCGTTTGACAAGGATATCCAGTCAAAGCTGGTATTCCCGAATCGCATTCAGGTAGTGCCATTGTCAGGCTTGGACACCGCCGCGATAGGCCAGAATATTATTGGCGGGATTATGGACGAAGTAAATTACATGACAGTCACTGAAAAGTCGAAGCAGTCGATTGATGCAGGGACATACGACCAAGCTATTGCCCTGTACAATTCGATAGCTCGCAGACGGGAATCTCGATTCATGAAATTGGGGTGGTTGCCGGGTATGTTATGCATCGTATCGTCCAAACGTTATCCGGGCCAGTTCACCGATGTCAAGGAAGAGGAAGCCAAAACGAATCCACGGATATTCGTGTATGACAAAAGACCGTGGGAAATCAAGCCCGAAGGGACGTACAGTGGGGAGTGGTTTTACGTTTTCATCGGTGATGACACCAGAAAGCCAAGAATCTTGGATGATGATGAGGAGGTATCAACGAAAGACAGAAATTTGGTGAAACCAATTCCGATAGAGTACAGGCATTCGTTTGAGAGCGACCCGATGAATGCACTGCGAGAGATAGCGGGTGTGTCCACGTTGTCACGATTCCCGTTCATTGTGAACACGGAGAAGGTAGCCGCTTGTATTGGGCGAGTGCAATCAATTGCAAACCTGTTCGAGACTGATTTTGTAACGTCACGGCTTCAGTTGTACCCGAAGCGAATTGAGAAGCCGGAAGAGCCGAGGTTCGCGCATATCGATCTGGGCTTAACGTCCGACAGCGCGGGTATTTGTGTTGGGCACATATCGAAGTTCATGTCTTTGGTACGTGGGGACTTGAAGGAGATACTGCCAGAGATCACGATTGACCTGACACTGGAAGTGTTACCGCCGAAGGGTGGGGAAATCCTGTTCTACAAGATCAGGGCACTGCTCTCGAAATTGAAGGAACTGGGTGTGAATTTGAGGTGGGTATCATTTGACAGCTTCCAGAGTGTCGATAGTATGCAGCTCCTCCGGCAGCAAGGATTTTCGTCAGGTCATCAGTCGATGGACACCACGCCGCTGCCTTACGAACTAACGAAGTCAGCTATTTACGATGGTAGGTTATTGCTTCCGCCACATGTCAAGCTGGGCAAGGAACTGGCAACGTTGGAGCAAGACCCGAAAACAGGTAAGATCGACCATCCGCCAAAGGGCTCGAAGGATATAGCGGATGCATTGGCTGGGGTAATATACGGATTAACGAACAGGCGGGAATTGTGGGCCAGACACGGTGTACCGCCTACGCACATTCCGCTATCGATAATGGCGAAGTTTCGCGAGGTAGAAAATAAAATCAAAGAGGCAGAAGATGACTAGGTTAATGGTAATTGCTCCGCATTGTGATGACGCTGAGCTGGGCTGTGCTGGGTATATGGCTAAGACGATTGATGATGGCGGGGAGGTCATTGTAGTGATAGCTACCGTGGGGGATATTCATTTCCTGCACCGGGATGAGATCGTTGACAAGATGACCCGTATCGAAGAGTTCAAGGCTGCGATTAAGGTATTGGGGGTTAAGGATTACATGGTCGTGACCTTTGACTACGAGGCCAAGCTGAACACGTTCCCGAGCGGTAATATGGTCAAGGCACTAGATCAGGCTCAGGACGAGTGGAAGCCAGATGAGGTGCTGATACCGCTCCCGTCAGCGCACCAAGACCACAAGTACATGTGGGACGTATCGGTGGCAGCTACGCGACCATCGCCCGCTAAGCACATGCCTACGCTAATCGCAGCGTATGAATATCCCAGTACAAGCTGGGGGGAAGGAGCGGAGGTTTCGTCTTTCAGGGGCGGGATGTATGTGGACATCGGAGCGCACATCGATCAGAAGATGAAGTGTCTCGATGAGCACAAGTCGCAGATGCGCGATGGCGACCATTTAATCAGCACTGAGGCAGTGAAGGCACTGGCTAGAATACGTGGGCTTGAGGCAGGGTTTCAGTACGCAGAACTGTTTCAGATACTGAGGCTGAGGGTAAACGGAAAATAAAATCATTTGACAAACGGATACCAGTATGTTATGCTTATAGCATGAATGGGAATTCCCCGTTCTAGTTTGACGTTCTTTAACAATTCACGGAGGTAGAACAATGTCTGACATTAAGATGACGTACATTACGTTAGGGCAGAACTGCTGGGGGAAAGCCTCAGATCAAGACGATTCATTCTATAGATGTTTGGATAATTGGCCTGAAAGTTATTCACCAGACCCAGCCCTGTTCATCACGTTCCATGTTTCAACTGAAACTTATGTCAATGGGTTCGGGGGCTTCAATATGCCCGGAGATCACCCAGACGAGGTGAAAGTCATGACACTGAAAGTACCGAAGAAAACCATTCAAGCGTTCAAACGAGCGCAGGATGAACTGAAATTCGGTGAAGGGTGCGAGATAGATTATCACGATAGCTAGTTGATAAGCTGAGAGCCAAGGATGGCTCAACCACCAACCACCCACGCCCCGTGGATTCTAGGAAAATAAAAGCACTTATTCGCAGGCAACGGCAATTATCTATTTGACAAACTAGCACCTATTGCTATACTTAATGCAAGCAGCAACATTAACGGAGTGAAAATCATGACAAACGAAGAATTCGCAATCCACTGGAAAAATAACGCTGAAGTGTTAGAACGCTGGAATATTCCGGCTGACATTTTGGGCAAGCAGGTAAAATTGGATCGCGGTGGGTACGGCAAGATCGCTGGTATTCATCCAAATTCAAAACGGCCTTTTCGCATTTCTTATATTATGAACGGTCAGTCGAGGGTAATTTCTACAACTCTTGAGGGCTTTCAAAAAATGGCCCGCTGTTACCTTTAATTTTTTTTTGACGGAGCGCACGATGGATAATATCAATAATTTCATAAAAAATTTAGAAGCACTGGCAGTAGAGGTCGCAAAACCAAATTATATCGCGGGCTCAATTTTTACAGGACTGAAGGCGCCACAGATGAAGCACTGGCTCAGTTGGTATTAAAAACCGAGGCCGAAGGCAAATGGAATACAGCCGATGGCAAACTTATTTTAGACGAAGTAAAAAGGCGAGAAGCCAATCATGGATAAAGCGGAACTCAAGAAAATGCTAGCCAGTGCGCCAAACACGGTAGTTACCATTTTTCGCGCCAAAGTCACTGATGTCACGATAGCAGTAGGCGAAGGGGTAGTAGCCGA